TAGCTGTTGTTCTAGTTCTAGCTGAGTCATCTGGACTTCTTGAGCAGTAGTTCTCTCACTATCTCTTACACTAAGTATAAGGAAAGCTTCATTCAATCTCTTCTCTAATGTAGCCATCAACTGATAAGCAGTCTGGAAGTCAGCTGTCTTACCGACTTGTACTACACCTATATCATCTGGTCTACCTTGTACGATAGCTCCGTTACCTGCAGAAGCCAGTGTCTGAGGTTTAGTTGTGCTTGAGGGTGATACAACGAAAACAACTTTTGCAGCTGCTGCAGAGCCTTCTACTAGTGCCTGAGATAGTGCTTCAAGGGACTTAAGATCCCCAATGAATTGACCTACTCTTCCTCTACCATAAGCTTCTCCATCTACTGTATTAAATCTGAGTGGTAGCCAAGGTGTAGTTTCAACAGGAGCTTTACCTTTACTCTGTGGTAACTCCTTACCTAATACTTCTTGATGCCATACAAATCTATTGTTCTCTCTAATTACATGAGTGTATACATCACACTCTTCTTTATCAGACTTAGTTTCATCTACTGAACTGTCTGGTTCTTCATACAGTACCTCTGGAGGTAACTGATTCTCTATTAATTTTTTGTTGATTCTTTCCTTTGTGACTATTTCAATCACTTCGCCGTTACCATCTCGTTCTATCACATAGCGATTCAACGGAAATAATTTCAGACCATTTTTACCCATGAAAATTAGAGCATTACCACCCACAACTAGATGCTGTAATGCTTGGTGTATTACTACACGATCATCTGATGCTGCGATAGCATCAAGGATGGTCCTCTCTATTTTTGCAAAGGATAAATCTAATTCTGATTTTATTTCTGGTGGGAACTGTTCTCCTAATTGTGACTCATCTAATTGTAGCTTGAAGAAACTAGTCTGGGGTGGTACAAGACTGAGTGATAATTTACTTGCTAAGGCTACAACTCCTTTGGCTCCAACGGATTGCCAAGGAGTCTTGAGTTGTTTCATACCTTTAGAGTATTCTTCGTGCCCTCTAATTAGATAAGGTAAGGTTAGTTCCGATGCGTCTTTCGCTTCTGATAAAAACTGGGAACGATCACTTGATAAATAATCATACCTAGCTTTTGCTTTCATTGTTTTATATGTTTAATGATGCAGTTGTTAATCCTTTCCCTGATCTACCACCTCTTCCAAAGAAACCTGATGTTCCTCCTTTCTTAGCTGCCCATCCGGGTAATTCATTCTGTGTTCTTACTCCTCCAACTGTCTGACCCCATCCCCAGTTTGCATTGTTCCACATGTTTTGCATGTCATCTGCACTCTGTTTCTTGTATGAATCAAAGGCAGATCTTAAGTCACCGAGTTGTCCTGTTAACCCACTGATCAAATCACGTAATCCTGAGTCATCGTAAGGGGTATAGTTCATAGAACCAGTACCACCTATACCGCCACCAATTCCAAGTGAACTGATGACGTCTCCAACATTTTTATTTGTTTGGTCAGAGTAATTACTACCTTTAACATTAGGATCTGTAGTTACAGCGTTAGCTATTTCTTGAGTTATTGCATCTCCGGGTTGCCATCCAGCTACAGCAGAGCCGCTGTACTGATTAAAAGGACTGACGTATGCACTGTCCAGCATCTTTAGCTGGTCAGCTGTAGCTCCACCAGAAATAGCATCCTGTTGATCTGTGTATTCACCTGATGCTTTGATTGCATCTGCTACACCAGCATAATCAGTAGCACCTGATGCAATCTGTTTGGACCAATAGTCTCTACCACCGGGGTCAGCGTTACGACCTATTAAACTTTGGTAAAGGTTATCTAAGTTGGAATTGATACCAGCTTGACCAGTGTGGGTGTTAAACTGACCACCTCCCGGTGATCCACCGTAGGTAGTTTTTTTATTTCCATCCCAAAAAGATCCGAGATCAGCTATACTGGAAAAATCAAATTGTGTTGACATCAGACTCCTCCTCTTATTCCAGCCATTATTCCGGCTAATGATTTAATCATTCTTCTATTATCTCGTGTATGTTTTGCTTTTGATTTAGGCCCAGTGTTTATAGGTTTTGGTTTCTTACGTCCACCATATGTTCCTTGAGCTTTAGAGGTACCTATGATACTTTGTATCGCAGCGTCTCTACCTTTAGTCTTAGCTTCATTAGACCAGTAGTCTCTAGCTCCTTGATCTAATTTACCGCCAGCAATATTATGTGATCTATAGAGATCGCCTAACCAATCTGGCTCTGGTCCCATCTGTTGTCGCTGCTTCTGTCTTTCCCAATCTTCAGGTCTCATCATCATATCTCTCATAGGTATGTCTCTAATAGGTATATTTTTAAGAGCTTGACCTTTACCTGTACTATTATACTTCCCTCTGTACCATCCATCTTTTGCTCCTAATTTAGTAGGTGATCTAAGTGTATGATTAATCCAATTACCAGCAAATCTTTTAGGAATCCTATTAGCTATAGCTTTTGTAGGTATCCCAGTTTTCGCTGTAAAGCCACCAAGCCATTGCTTAGGGTTGATCTTAATAGTCATGCCCTCTTGCATCCTACTATAATCAAGACCCTGCTTATTATAAAGCCGTTTCGTTATACGTTCTCTCTTAGCTTCTGGCGTAGACAACTGCTTTACTCTATCCTGAAAACTAGCCCACTGCCTCTGTAATTTAGACTTAGGCTTAGTATTAACCCCGGAAGCATAAGCTGCTGCACCTTTAGTTAAGTTGCCTAGAGCTTTTGTTATACTCCGTAAACTAATTTTCTTCCTAGTTGCTATCTTATCTTTAGTCTTCTGTCTTACTTGTCTCCTTGATTGAGATGCAGAGATTGTTTTCTTTTTAGTTTCAGTTTTTTTATTTAAACCTAATGATTTAATCTTACTCTTTAGAGATTTATTTGTAATTTTACTTAATCTCTTCTTCCTTCTATCGGAAGATATCTTTTTCCTTGTCTTACTACTTATCTTCCTTGGCCTTCTAGTAGGTTGCTTTCTTTTTCTACTGACTCTTTTCTTTCTGCTTTTTCCCGGTCCTCTATTCTTTTTTCCTCGGCCTTTATTACCTTGGCCTCCTCTTCCTCTTCCTCGTGCCATGGTTAATCCTCCAGCCGTTTAGCTATCCACTCTACGACAGAGCGTTGTCCTGATTTGTACATGATTGCTCCTATATCTTCTTTAGGATGTGGGTTTACTGGTGGAAATTTTTCCTCCAATTCTTGAAGGATTGCTTGTGCGTTTGGCCCTATTAAAGGCTCAAGCATATTGGGGTAGGTTGACATTGCTATGCTCAAAGAACGCTGGCATTCTTGCTGACCGTGTATCAGAAAGTTGTGGAGCTTTTCCCTCATACATTAATCGGTCTGATGAATCCAGCCAAAAATTTTTGTCCAAATATTTATCGGTAGTATTTATACCTAGTGGTTGAAAGATCCAGTTAATGGTGGCCTTCCTAAGTTTGTCCAGAGAACTACTAGGGCGTAGACCCATAGCAGAACATACGAGAGAATTACAGGCAACATGAATTTGCTCGTCTCTGGAGATATCTGCCGAGGTCGTGCGTAGACCAGCATCACCACAGAACCTAAAAAAAGGTAGGATAACAAAGAAGATTGCACGTTCGGCTACTAATGCTTTTAATATAGTGTGGTCAGGGTGAGCTTCCCAAGCATCACGTAACTTGAGAGCCTCATATTCTGCTTTTTCATCAACGCCTATAGCGTTCGTGATATATCCAAGGGCGAGGTCGTGTTTGACCTCATCCTTGACGTTTGATTCTAAAAGAGTCCGTGCAGATTCGGGAACCTCTTTTTCAAGTGCTTCTGTAATAAATTCGCCAACTGGTAGCTCCATATGGCGTATTGCGAGAGCACGGTAGATGGCCTCTTCAGCTCCGTGTTTAAGCTCACCAGCTGTAGTCTGGACGGGTGTCCATGTTCTCTTTCTATTGAGTAATTTTTCATAAGGGTTTTTCATTATTCTTGGCAATCACATGTGATAGGGTTTTCTTGTAAAATACCCTGCAAGTAATCATCAACGTCAGAATCATCTAATGCTGCATACGCATCGCTCTTATCTTGTACGTCTCCCATCACCTGAAGGCTGTAATATAAGGAGGTTTGAGGCGATGCCAACCACTCTTCCACGAATTGCTCATCGTATTCTACAACATCACTCCAAGAGTTAAAGCTGTAGCCATGAAGAAGTCCTGTTTTCTCATACATAATCATTAGTTGGTCTGCTACTCTTTTGTAAGCTTCCCAACCAACTTCACTTGCTATTTCTACTTGTCCATAATTATAGGTTTGCACTCCGAATGTCCCACTATCTCTGTCCACAGAGCGAGAGATTGGTGGTGCAATTTCTGGGGTACTCGTAAAGCCATCCAAATCCTTGCTTCGATAACTACACGAGGCTGTTGGAGCAATTGCGAATGCTCTAACCATATTATTAGCCCTAGCCACTTCGGCGGCAGCTTCAATACCATATCTAAGTTCACTGGCAAGATGCTCGGCTCTTGTAACGATAGATCCATGATTGTTTACACATTGTAATGCTCTACCAAACTGTTCATATGTTACGCTATGTCGTGCAAGGAGGTTTGCGAGGCCGAGGATACCGAGGCCAACTTGTCTATCGATATCAGACGACAAGTATTCTCCAGTTGCTCCAACACCTGTCCGGCTATGGAGGCTGCACAATTCGGACATACCCTTAACGAAACCCTCTCTGATGGATTGGGTTTGACAGGCTGAGAGATTGACATGCTGTAACAAGCAAGTTCCACGTGAGGGCAAGTAAACCTCAAGACAGACGTTGCCATAAATTCTTTCTCCGTTTTTATCGTGTTTAATTTTGTTTAGCCAGATATCACCTGACCTAATCCCATATATTAACGCATCTTTTGTTGTCTGATCAGCGTTTTGCCATTTTGTCTCATCAATATCGACGCACCGTTTGACCCATGGGAGTTCTGATCTCGGAGTTGTAATAAAATCGATAATGTCAGGGTGATTGAGATCCAAGTGAAGAACAATCGCACCATTTTTGTATGTGCCCCCTCTACGTAAGATTTCGTTCAGTACTGAGTAGATTTTTCCAAAGGATACTGGGCCACTAGCTGTCAAGCCACGACCATTGTCGTCCCCTTTAGGACGTAATTTAGATAAGTGTATAGCACACCCTGCCCCATTGCGAAGGGCGTGGGATGCAAATCTCCAGCTAGCCTCAATGCCCTCTGGACCCTCCATGGAGTCCTCGACGACGTAAACCGTGCAGCTCACTGGAAGTCTTGATTCTGGGTTATCCAACCATGATTGGACCCGACCAGTGCGGGAGATTAATTCTGTCATTTATATAAGATCCATTAATGTTGGTGGTTCATAGTCTGGTCCTTTAAGAACCTTACCATCTTCTCGGTAGATTGGTTTACCGTCTTTGCCTAGTTTAGACATATTACTTTGATGTACTCTGTCCAATGCTTCATCCAAGAACCAGCCCATGTTCTCGGCATACTGATAACATACATAAACTAAATCAGCCAATTCTTTCAGAGCTTCGCTTGGGTAGGTAGGATTTCTATGCCATAATTCTCCTTCAGCTTCCAGAAACTCT